AAGTATTCTTTGACGAAACCAGATCGAACAATGTCGCCGATAGTGAATTCGATGTTTTCAAAACTATCCATCTTATCTAGGATTTGAATAAACTTCTTCATCCCTTCTCTATCTTTTGCACCGTTCAAATCACTTTGGAAGTAATCACCACAGAATATAATTTTTGAATCTTGTCCTACACGAGTTACAATAGTGTCTAGTTCATGGAAGGTTAAATTCTGACATTCATCAACGATGATGACAGCGTTATCAAGCGTGATACCACGCAAGAATGATGTAGTCAAAAAGTAAAGACTTCCTTGATTTTTTAGTTTGTCGTATAATTGATTGAATGCAACTTCGTTAGGTTGTTCAAACATAAATTTGACCATGTTCTGATAAGGAACTTGAAACAGTGCTGTCTTATCTTCCTCATCGCCTGGCAGAAATCCAATCTCACGAGTAGGAACTGCACTACGAACCATGTAAACTGTATCGTATGGAGTCTCATGTTTAAGAACTTCTTGAAGTCCATGATACAATGAAATAAAAGTTTTACCAGTTCCAGCAGCACCATAAAGAAAAAGGTTCTTACCCTTCTTATAGGCATCAACTGCTTTCTTTTGATTATCTGTAATTGGTTTTACAGAAACCATCTGGTCTATACGAATGTCTTTTGCTTTTGCCATTATCTATTTCCTATTATTTTAATTGGTGGGGATAGATTCCACGCTAGCATCCTCTATCCCCTGTGCATAGTCGGAGAGGCTTCTCAGCTTGCAATCTACGATAGTAGGGTGCTGAAGTGTCTCGACTGCACAATTCTATTTATTCAGATTTCCACTTCTTACGGTGTTTCTTAACCACCTGTTCAGTTTTAATCTGTTTAATACTCTTTTTACCATATCTATCTGCAAGTGGTGAATCTGGATGCGCCTCTGCTGCTTTTGCAAATACTTCATCAAGTCCACCGCCAGGTTTAATTCCACCACTTCCTACACCACCAACAATTGCTGGAGCGCCTGTGATGAGTTGTTTGATATGTGGATTTTCTTCAATATACTTATCACGGTCAGAGATAGTCATTAATACTTCTTCTACCTCGCCCGTTTTAGTATTCTCAAATGTATATGTTGGCATACTTATTCTTTTCTTTCATAATTTGATTTGTCTTGAGACAACATAAAACATTGATGTTGAATCGTTTCAATCATATGATTAATTTCACTATCACTTTTTTTAGGTGTTCCATATTTCATTTTTCTTAGTATATCAGCATCTTTTTTAATACTGTCAACCTTATCACAAAATTCACTTACTTTATGTAGCATAGTTCACCTCATACCAATCTGGAACACCTCGCTTTTTCCAACTAGCAAGATGTTGCTTATATTTTATATAGTAGTTTCTGTAAGATGTAATTGAATCTGGATTCTTTACATCGTCTGGCATTGCTGGTGTTGGTTGTGTAAATGCACCGTCTGGAATATTGTCTGGTGCAACAGCAAGTGCCTCATGAAGTTTTCTGTAACTTTCATGGTCTACATCTTTATCATATCTGTAGACAAACTCTTCATTGAGTTTTGTCCACAAGTCATAAAGATAATCGTAATTCGCTTTTGATTGTCTCACCCAAATACCACTAGGATGATTTACATGAGATGCTTTGTAGAGAATGTGTTCTAGATTAGAATTCAATCTCCACCTTTTGATTTTTCTACCATTCTTAGTCATACCATAATATTCTTCACCGTCCAATACACGATGTGCAGTAGACATAAGTTGAGCATATTCGATAATCATTTTACTAGCATGACTGTCCACATGCATAGTAGCACTTATCTTTGGATTTTCATGTAAGTAAAATATGTTCATCAATCCCACCTGTAAAATATATGATCTTCAATTTCTATTGTCTTAGTTTTAGTTGGTGCCCAATCTGGACTTACATAGTCTGCATGATAGTGTGTAGCGCCCTCTGTAATGTCAACAACTTTGAATTCACCACTTAGTATACTATACGATAATTCATAGATTTTGTCAAATGCTTTTTGTTGAAAAATCTTATCTGACTTACCATCACAATACCAACTGAACTGACAACGATGCCTTATAGGAATCATTTCACCAGTTCCCTTCCAACTAGGTCTGTGTGGGCCTTGTTTTACTACTTCACAAATTGTGTTTGGAAATCTATCATCATTTACACGATTGATAGTTACTGACATAACTGCGAACTGTCCAGCGAGTGGTTGATTTCGTGCTTCAAAATAAACATTCTCTGCAAGACACTGAGTTTGTTCTCGTAACACAATTTCTCTTTTGGTTGCTTCCAAATTATCCACTGGTGTGTGATGATTGGGTTCAGCAGCATGTGATGGATCAACCATCAACATCAGATTTATTAGTAGTTCTTTAACCATATATTGGATGTCCTTCCATGTATTCATCACCATAGATTACATCTTCGGCATAACTACCGAAACTTTCACCAAACTTTTCTTTAGCAAGACTGATAATTTTTTGAGGGTGTTCAGTCAACTCCCCTTCTTTGGTATAGAAGTCATTTACAAATTCTTCTACATCCATCAATAATGATTTCACTTGACCCATTATATACTCCTTTCTTCAAATTTAGCATTAATAACATTTTCAACTATCTCGTCAATAACTGTTTGACCAGATATACCATACTTATCGACTGCGTTTTGAAGTTCATCTACAGTCATAGATGAAACTTCGTTTGCAATATCTTCAAGTATTTGATCGTTTATTGGATGACTCATATCTGCTCTCCATCCAAAGTTTTGAAACCAAATGAAGCAACTACATACTTCTCAGTTCCAACCAACATTTGATCACCAACAGAAGTAGATCTCATTCCCCACTTCTTACCGTTCTCATCAACATGAAAGTTACCAACAACAGTAACATTGTCGTTACCATCTTGTTCACCTTTAAGTGACCAACTATCCATGATGTTCTGAGTCCACCTGTATGCGTATTCAAGTTTTTCGATTAGTGATAGGTTTGAGTCAACATCAACAAATGCAACCGTAGAAGGTTTGTCCTCAAACGCTGTGTGTATTACTGCAACTTTTTCCATAATATATTTCCTCTCATTTCTCATTGTTACGAATCATCTTACCATGTTCTAAGAACAAAGTCAATACCTTTTTACAAGATATCCATTTTCCATACATGTTCTGCAAGTTTATCTTGCATTCTGTATGCTTCCTTTTCCCAAGGCAAGTCATAGTATTTTGTCTTTTCTGGAACACGCTTTGATTTCCATCTCATACCAGTATCAGTCATTTCGTTTCGAGCATACTGTTTGACATGAACCATCTCGTGACAGATAGTAGTGACAAAATCTCTTAGAGATAAGTCTTTACTGACTTCAATCTCAAATTCTCTATTGGTTTCAAGCATATTACACCAACCAATAGCATCCTCATTTTTAGGCATCTTCTTAATAATAACACTAATGTCCAGTGTCCTCAAACGAGGCATTAGATAATCAATCATCTCACCCACCACCTTTTCAGCGATGTTTCTCTGGAAACGATTACCACCTTCTGCATTTACTAGATTCATAGTTCCTCTCTTTTCAGTCATTATCAATTATATGTATAAGCTAACATGTTCCGAGAACATTGTCAAGAGGTTTTTTAAAGAAAAAAACCCTTGAAAATCAAGGGTTTTAGGTAGGCCAGTCATCTTTTCTTTAAAAATTTGGAGCGGATGAGGAGAATCGAACTCCTGTCATTAGATTGGAAGTCTAAGGTAATACCATTATACGACATCCGCTTGAATTAGGCCACGGCGGAGACAACTTTGAGAGAGAGTTGAGAGAGAGGTGTCGCCCCCACCGTGTAGATTTATGGTAACAAAAAGTTATCCAAAAGTCAATAAGTTTTAGTCCATTAGCTCAAAATGTGGAGCGTCAATGAAAGGTCTTCGACCTTCGCCTCTTCGTGTATCAATGTAAGAGTTCATGGCATCTTCCATAGAACCATCCCACTCACGAATATCTGATACAGTCCAGGCAGCGCCCCAACGAACTTGGACACCACATTCTTGTGCTGCTTTTTTCATTGCGTCAGCAATTTCGTCATACACATTCAATTCCCAGCAACCACGCCCTTCGACATAAGCCATCAAGTCGACCGCTTTACCTTCTAGGTGTTTACTCTTCATTGTTTGTGATGCGCCTTTAGCAACCAATGCTTTTTGTTCCTCAAGCGTTCTGAGCCCTTGAATCACACCAAAGTCGATTTCAGTATACTCGATCGCTTTTTTGACAACTTCTACGAGTCGTTCATCTACGCCTTCTAGTTTTCCTAGTGAACGATTTGATAATTTATAAGACATATTATTTTCCTTATTCTGCTTTTACAAAATTGTCATTCCAACCAAATGCTTCTTTGACAACATCTTTCGATAGTCCTTTATACACTTGATGTAGTTTCTTATCCTTAGCATCAATAACTAATTGTGCCTCAGATTTATGTAAACCTTCAAGCATTTGAACAAACATGTTCTCACGCTTAAATCCAGCAAGACTATCATTTCCACCTTCAATGAAATTGAAAAGTATTCTTGCTTCTTTCCTCAACACCGTATGTTCAGTTCCTTCTTCTGCTTCATTAGCAATGTAGGGAACTTCACCAACTGGAAGTTTCCATTTGATGTTAGGGTCGAATGATGATTTAATCACCATTCTAAGAGGTTCGCAATCGTGCTCTTTAAGAAGTTCAACCTTCTTTTCTTTAGTCTTAGCGTTGTGAACCTTTTTTAAAACCTCTGATAATAGAGGTGTATATGTTTTTTCTACCATATTAAAAGTCTCCAATGTCTTGCATAAGATTACGCAATCTTTTATCTATAAAATAATTTAGTATCTTACTTCTGTCACCTTTTGGTGGTTTACGATACTCCACTATAATATTTTCACTTAGTCGTTTTGGAATATGTTCCAAATCAATAAGAGTTTTGTTTCTTTGATAATTACGCATCATCTCTTCTGAACAAAAATCTTCTGGATTCATTGTAATCCAATTTTCAAGTTTTTTCTTCGATAGAGGTTTCTGTCGTAATTCATCAATGAAAGTATT